AGGCGGCGATGGAGACCGGCGACCCTAACCAGGGGAAGTACCAGACCGCGTATAACCAGAGTCTGAAGACGCTGGTCAACCTGGAGGAGGAGCAGGAGCGCCGCGCCCTGATGGCCCGCGACTACATCAAGGCGGAAGACGCCAAGCAGGCGATGGTCGAGCTGATGGGCGAGGTGCTTGCCAAGTTCGACAAGCTCGACGTGGAGGCCGGGGACAAGGCGAACCCTAACGACCCGCCGACGGCGCACGCGGCCTTGCGCGAGTGGGCACGCTCCGCCCGGGCCGATCTGTCGAAGCGGCTGGAGGAGGCGACGCGGTGAACAGGTCCGAGCTGCTGGCCATCGGCCGCCAGGTACTGACGCCGCCCGACAACGCCGACCCGGTGGCGTGGTGCGCCCGCAACGTGACGCACATCCCTGACTCGCCGTTCAAGGGCGGGTACAGGCCGGACCGCTGGCCGTGGGTAGGGCATGCGCTTCGCATCTTCCTCGAGCCCTCGACGCGGGTGTTGGCGATGCCTTGGGCGATCCAGTGCGGCAAGACCCTCACCATGCGCTTGGCGGCGACCTACCTGATGGCCAACGACCGGGGCAACATGGTCATCTACATGGACAACCAGGAGAACGCAAAGGACTTCACCCTGCGTTATCTCCGGCCCATCTTCAACGTGGTGCCGGCGGTCCGCGAGCACCTGAGCGCGCACGACAACGCGAAGAGCGACACCATCGACTTCGCGGACGGCACGATCGTCTACAACAACAGCGCCTCGACGGAGAAAGACCTGCAGCGCATCTCGACCCGATACGTTTTCGGAGACGAAATCTGGAAATGGCCTCGCGGGGCGGTGGGCGAGTCCATGGCCCGCACGAAGGCCTACGAGTGGACGAGTAAGAAGCTCTACGCGAGCCAGCCCGGTCTGGTCGGGGACGACTTCCACAATCTGGTCGAGATGACTGACCGCCGCGAGTGGCATTTCAAGGCGCCGTGCTGCGGGCATCTGCAACCCTACGACTGGAGCTTCATCCGCTTCCCTGAGACGGCGCGGACGGACACCGGCTGGGACCACCGCAAGGTCGAGGACGGCACGACGTACGAGTGCGCGAAGTGCGGCACAAGGCTGGCCGATACCAACGAGACGCGGAACAAGTGCAACGCCGAAGGGGAGTTCGTGCCCATGGGCGTGGCGCAGAAGAAAGGGTACGTCGGCCTGCACGTGAACGCCCTTGCCTCGACGAGCTGGGGCTCCCTCAGCGTGGACATGCTCAAGGCCAAGGAGGCCAGCGACAACTACGGGGACGAGAGCGGGCGGCAGATCTTCAAGCAGAAGTACCTGGCCCTCCCCTGGAGCGACGACGGGGGCACGATGGTGGCGGCGGCCACGGCCAGCGACTACGCTCTCGCGGACGACTGGGAAGACGAGGCCATGATAACGCCCAAGGCCAAGGTGGTGCCTCGGAAGGATGCGCCTGCCGGGTCTGTCCCGATGCGGACAGTGGGAATAGACTGTCAACGAGGACACTTCTATCTCGTCTGCCGGCGGTGGTCGGTGACCGGGCACTCCCGCCTGATGGCCTTCGCCAAGGTGGACACATGGGGCGAGCTCGACAAGATGGTCGCGGCCTTGAACGTCCACCGGGCCATGGTGCTCGTGGACTCGGGCGACCAGACGCAGATGGTCTACGCGGAGACGGCAAAGCGTGGGTGGAAGTGCTCGAAGGGTTCCGGCAACGAGGACTTCACTGTCAAGGGGTCGGGCAACCAGACCACCAAGCGCTTCTACTCCGACGTGCAGGCCATCGTCGTCCCTGGGCAGACGAACCGGGCGCGGCTCCTGATCTTCTCGGCGCTGGCAGCGAAGGACCTCCTCTCAGGCCTTCGGGTGCGGAAGGTGCACACCTACGCTCGGGACGCGGTGGCCGACTACGCCGAGCAGCTGAACGCCGAGGTGCGTATCCGCGACAGCCGGTCTGGTAAGCCCATGTGGGTCCTGCCGGCGGGGAAGAAGGACAACCACGCCCTGGACTGCGAGATCATGGCCATGCTCGTGGCCGTCCGGTGGGGCATCGTCGGGCGGTCCGGCTCCGGGGAGGAAGCGCCCTTGGATGCTTGACGAAGGGCAGAAGGCGGTCACGTTAACCCGAGGACAGACCGGGGAAATGTTGTTTGGGGTGCTGATGGCTTGGCGCCTCGGGTGCTTGGAACCCCCGGTCTGTCCCCCTTTACTTCTCCGCCAAGGTTAAGAACCGACCATGGCGACCCAAGGACTATTTATCGGCCTGACGGAAGACGAGCTGCTGGCCATCCGCGCCAAGGCCGTCTCCGCGATCACGGCCGGGTTGAACGTCGTGAGCTACAGTGACAGCGGGTCGAGCGTGTCGAAGCAGTGGGCCCTTCCTCCGAAGGACATGCTGGCCGAGGCCAACTACGCCCTCTACCTTCTCGACCCTCAGCAGTACGCCAACCTGCGCCGCAGGTCCGTCATCAGCGTCCGCTGGGATAACCGCGTCTTTTGATTTATGCCCAAGAAGTCCGTCAAGAAAGAGGTCAAGGTCCCCGTGGCCGGCAGCGCTCAGGCGCCTAAGCCGAAGGCCAGTCAGGTTGGCTGGTCCTCTAACTTCCAGAACGCCGGCATGTCGTTCGCCCGGCGTGCCTGGTACGGCTCGACGCCGCAGGACGCCCGCAAGGACGTAAGCGCCTATGACCGCCAGAGCCTGCTGCAGAAGGCGCGGTACGGGGAGAAGAACTACCCCAGCATGGTTCAGTACGTCAACGACATGACCATGTACGTGGTCGGCGACGGCAGCACCCCGACGTCCCGGGCTTCCGACCCGGCCAAGGCCCGACTTTACGAGGACTACTACTACCGCGACACGCGCAAGGCGGACATCACCGGCAAGACCGGGGAGCAGGTCCAGCGCATCATCATCAACACCTGGGCGGTGGACGGCGAGATCTTCTCTCTCAAGGTGACCGACCCGGCGACGGGCAAGGCTACCCAGCAGCTCATCGAGGGCCACCGCGTCATCAGCCCGACCAACCCTAAGGACGTGACGCCCGACACCTGGGATGGCTTCGTCTTCGGCAAGTACGGCGAGGTGCGCGGCATCTGGGTGCAGTTCGGCGAAGGGCAGTTCGAGTTCAAGCCCGTCGGCACTTACCTCCACATCGCGGACTTCAAGCGGGTGAGCGGGGCGCATGGCCTTCCTCCCATGGCGCAGGCCCTCAACTCTATGCAGGATCAGGTCGAGATCATGCAGCTCGAGCTCCGGGCGACGAAGAGCGTGACGGACGTCCCGACTGTCCTGACGAAGAACGGCGGCTCCATCGACCAGAACATGGAGGCCGACCTGAACGGCATGGGTACGTCGGACTTCGGGAACATCGGTTCCCAGATGGGCGGCAAGCTGCTGGTGCTCGAGCCCGGCGAGGACCTCAAGAGCGTGGCCCCCAACTTCCCCCGCCAGGGCATGGACATGTTCAACGCCATCCTCTCGCGGCAGATCGCCAGCGGTGGCCTACCCTACGAGGTGGTGAATGACGGCTCCAAGGCCGGCTCCGCCCTCGTGCGCATGGTGCTCGGCAAGGCGGACCGCTACGTCGGCGACAAGCAGTGCATGCTTCACGACTGCTACCTCATCCCCGACTGGCAGTGGCGCATCGGCTCGGCCATCGCGGCGGGCCTTCTCCCCGACGACCCGAACTGGGCGGACGTGGAGTTCAGCGTGCCCCAGAGCCCGAGCATCGACAACGGCCGCGACTCCGCGAACGACCGCGAAGACCTCAAGGCCGGCCTGACTTCCTTCTCCGCCATCGCCAAGAAGCGGGGCGTGGACTTCCGCAAAACCTTCTCCGAGCTGGTGCAGGACATCCTGTTCGCCAAGGAGACTGTCGAGGCCACGGCCGGCAAGGTGGCCTTCGAGGAGGCCATGCAGCGCTTCTCCAACATGCAGGCCCCGTCTTCTCCGGCGCCCGCCCCGGCCCCTGCGTCCGCGCCCGTCCCTGAGACGGAGGACGACATGGACGACGAGGACGAGATCGAGGACGAAGACTCGGAAGAAGAAGAACCCAATTCCTAACACATCATGCGCTTCCTTACCAACGGACTCAAGGGCCGCGAGCCCATGCTCATCGACCCGGCCAAGGCCGCAGAGTACTCTGCCCGCCTGGACAAGTACGCCTTCTCCGACGTGCTGGCCAAGCTCCTGGGCGAGCGCCCGGTGGCGCATGTCACCGCCGAAGGCGTTGGCGTCATCCCTATCGACGGCCCCATCGGCCGGGGCGTGTCCCCGATTGAAAGCATGCTCGGCGCCACTGACGTGAACGCCATCAGCGTGGCCATTGACGCATTCGAGGCCGACCCCTCCGTCAAGAAGGTGGCCTTCCGCGTCAACTCCCCTGGCGGCACTGTCGCCGGCGTGCCTGAGCTGGCCGCCAAGATCCGCCGCATGAAGAAGCCCACCATGGCCTACGCGGAGGAAGCGAACAGCGCCGCCCTCTGGCTGGCCGCCGCCGCCGACCGGGTGGTCGCCATGCCCTCCGGCTCCGTCGGGAGCGTGGGCGTGTACATGGCCATCCCTGACTTCTCCAAGGCCTACGGCGACGCGGGCGTGAAGATGGTGGTCATCAAGTCCCGCCAGTCCCCGCTGAAGGGCGCCGGCATCGAGGGCACGTCCCTGACCGATGCGCAGCTGGCCGACCTTCAGGCGCAGGTGGACGACATCGACGAGGAGTTCATGCAGTCCATCAAGCAGACCCGCATCAACGTCTCGCAGGATGCCTTCACGGGCGGCACCTTCTCCGGCAAGAAGGCCGTGCAGCTTGGGCTGGCCACCGGGCTGGCCGACTCCTTCGAGGAAGCGCTCGCGTCCTTCTGATGCCCCTCGAGGTCGAAGTCCCGTCGTACGTCAGCGAGGCCGCGCAGCGTGGCCTGGACTGGCACAAGGAAGGCAAGTCAGGCGACGGCGTGACGGAGCAGACCCTGCGTGAGGCCCGCGACATGGTGGCCGGCAGGATCTCCAAGGACAAGGTGCGGCGCATGGGGCCGTGGTTCCGCCGGCACGAGGCCGACATGGACGCCCCGAAGAACAAGCCCGACAACGAGGACTTCCCTGGAGCCGGCGCGGTGGCGTGGGCGTTGTGGGGTGGTCCGACCTCCGGCGACATCATGCGAGCCCGCGACTGGGCGGAGCGCAAGGCCGAGCAACTTGACCAGGAAGAGGCGAGCGCGTTTGACCAGTCCCCCAAGTTTAAGAACACCATGAGCAAGCTGACTCCCGAAGCTGAACTGGCCGACCTCCGCGTCGCCGCCTCCGCCCTCCTCACCGAGCGCGACGACCTCCGCGCCACTGTCGAGAAGCTGACCATCGGCGCCGCCGACGAGCTGACCGCCGCCAAGGCCGAGCTCACCGCGAAGGACGCCCGCATCGGCGAGCTGACCGCCGAGGTCGCCGCCCTGGCCGAGAAGGTCGCCGCTCTGGAACTGACGCACGTCTCCGCCGCCAAGCAGGCCGCCGAGATCGTGGCCAGCACCGGCACCACCCCGGTGGCCGCCGAGAAGCAGGAAGCCCCTGCCGCGACTGTCGAGCAGATCAAGGAACAGTACGCCGCGATGCCCGCCGGCGCCGAGCGCGTGGCCTTCCTGCAGAAGCACAAGGCCGCCATCCTCTTCGGCCGCCTCTCCTAATTTTTCCCAACCCTAATCCCTACTAATCACACCTATGGCTAACTCCGGTTTCAACATCGCTCCGGCCGCGCTCGCCGACATCATCGTCGCCGACCTCCGCCCGAAGCTCCCCGTCCTCGACGTCTTCACCACCATGGCTCAGTCCACGGAAGACCGCGGCACCACCATCGACGTCCCCTTCGTCGCCGGTGACGACGCGATCGTCTTCGACAAGGCCTCGGGCGGCTACGCTCAAACGGGCGACGCCGATATCACGAAGTCCACTGTGACGCTCGTCCACTACCATGCCACCCGCGGCTTCGACGCTTCCGAGCTCGCTGCCTGGGGTGCCGACGGCATCATCAACGCCTTCCGCGAAGAAGCGGTCGCCAAGATCGTCAAGAAGGTCAACGCCGCCGTCGCTGCCGTCGTGACCAACGCCAACTACTCGGCCAACGAAGTCATCACCGCCGCGAACTTCGACTACAACGACGTGGTTGACCTCGACGTCTACCTCGACGGCCTCGAAGCCCCGGCTGAGCGCGGCCTCGTGCTCAACTCCGCCTACATCGGCGCTCTCCGCAAGGACGCCAAGCTGACCTCGGCGTTCAACACCCAGGGCGACAACAGCGTCGTGCGCACCGGCATCGTCGGCCGCATCGGCACGCTCCAGGTCCTGCAGTACGCCGGCCTCCCGAACAACGGCGAGAACCTGGTCGGCTTCGCCGCCTCCAAGGACGCGATCTGCATCGGCACCGGCTCGGTCTGGTCCGCCTCCCCGAACTCCGGCATCGCCACCATGAACGGCCTGTCCGTCATGGTCGAGTCCGAGTACACGCACGGCATCCTCTACTTGACGGCCGCCATCCGCATGGGCGCCACCAAGGGCCGCGCGAACCTCAAGCGCGTCCTCTCCGCCTAATCGCGGGCGAGAGCGAGACACTGGGGCTCCCTTCGGGGGGCCCCTTTTTTTTGACTCAATCGCCAAGGGTGAGATGGCCACGCTCTATTCCGAGTTTCTTCCCGACGCCAAGGAGATGGTGGCCGACTTCGGCGTGCCCGGTTCGTGCAACGCGGGGGCCATCACCTTCCAGTGCCTGATCTCCGACCCGGTGGTCACCCAGTCCTTCCAGGAAGGCGGGTTTGTGGACCGGACCCAGCACATGGTACGCATCCCGGCTGCAACGGCCTCCTGGAGCCTCCCAGACGGGTCTATTGGGGCATCGGCGGCCATCATCAGCGGGCAGGACCCCATCCCCTCCCTAGGGATTGGCAAAGTGATTGCCGTGGACGGGAAGACCCTGCGCATCGTCGGCCAGACCCACAAGCGCTCGAGCGCCTGGGTGACCTTGCAGGTCATCTTGCTGAACCAGTGAACGTAGAGGTAAAGATCGAGCCCAAGAGCATGGCCGATTTCGAGCGTGCCATGATGGAGTACGCCTATGCCTGCCGGCAGACAATCCGTGACGTTGGGCTCAAGAATGCGGCGCTCATGTGCCGCGAGTCCATGATGCTGACCCCGCCCATGGGTGCGGACAAGAACGGCCTGATGGTCCAGGCGCAGAAGGCCGGCGAGAGGTCTATCAATCGTGACGTCCGCAAGATTTTCGTCGCGACATCCGCCAGAAAGGGCATCGCACCTTTGCTCATCCTGACCGAGCGCCTGGCCTACTCGACCAAATATGGCTCCCCGTCCGAGTTCCGTTCCCTGCTGGAAGGCGCCTCAAGAACGACCCTTATGAAAGGCACGCGGGTGCTGCAGGCCATCGCCAACGACTACGACGACGAGCGTGCGTTCAAGAAGGCCAAGAACTACTTCGCCAAGTCCATTACCCGCAAGTCAGAGTATGGTTCCATGGGGTTCGTGCGTGACCCTTACCCTATCCATCAAGCATACCGAGATCAGCATGGCGGCCGCTTTTCAAAGCGAGGAAAGCCTTTCTCGCCTCTGCGCAATTGGCGCGACAAGGAGGTCGTGCAGGAGGACTCCGAGATCGCCGAGTACGTGGCAAGCCGAGCGCCTGCTGTCGGTAAGCTCAAGTCCGGATGGTTCAAGATCCTGCAGATGCTCCCAAAGCCATCTGCCCGCGAAGGGAAGACCAACTTCGGCACGGGGGGCATCCCGACCTACATCAAGCGCCACCCAGGCACGGCCGGCTACATGACACTGATTGATGCCAATGATGTATTCTCTTTGGTCATCGGAAACGCCATCGCCGACAAGAACAACGTGAGCACCGAGGCGGACGTGAAGAGCACTGTCATCGGCCTCCGCGTCAAGCAGCTGCGCCTTGACCTGGAACAAAGGTTGAAGAAGGCCGCCGAAAAGGCATCAAAGAAGTAACCACTTATGGGCACATCCAGCATCCGCCACATCGTCGAGGGCAACCTCGTGACCATGCTTCAGGCCGAAGCCACCTTCACGGGGGTCAACATCTACCCGGGCGACTACGCCGGCGACGCGGCCATGCCCAAGGTCGTGGTGATCTGCGACTCGGCCAACACGCCCGCTGGCCTACCCGACGGCCTTGGCAACTATGACTGCCAGGTCCGGGCGGTCCTGCACGACAACGCCAACGACGTGACCCTGACGACCCACCGGGCCCGGGCGGCGGCCATGGTGGCCACCCTCTCCGACCTGACGGCCATGACGACGACATTCTCGACCCAAGGGGACGCGGCCCTGTATGACGTGACTGTGGTCTCCGAGGACCAGGGGCTGGACGAGCAGACGGGTGCCTGGGCGACTGTCCTGCGTCTGTCCGTGGTCTGCGTCCTAGCGCCTTGACCGGGCCGCCAAGGGTAAGAGACAACTATGGCCGCTTCCCTCAAAGGTGTGACTGTTCTGTTCGGCGTCGCCGTGCAGTCCGGTATTTCCAACTTCATCGCCCAGAGCGTCAGCGTGGACAAGGCCTTCGAGCTGAACGACAAGGTGGCCGACGAGACGGGCGTGACTGTGACCCTGCGCTACGACGGCAAGGAGCGCACCGGCACTGTGGAAGGCATCGCGAAGACGGCGGACATGCCGGAGATCGGCGACCCCATTACTGTGAAGCTCAAGACCGACGTGGGCGTGTCCAACGAGGTCAGCGGCTGCATCGAGTCCATTTCCGAGAAGGGGTCCAACAAGGACTTCGTCCGGGTCAGCATCAAGTTCCGCCAGGTTGACGGCATCGCTTCCTACGTGTAAGCGTAGGGCGTGGACCGCCGCTTCATCCTAGCCTTCACCGATCCGCAGGAAGTAGACTTCCTCGGTTATCGGCTGCCACCCTTCTGCCTTCGGCACCGGGTACGCCTGCACGCCATCAACTCGCCCTTCGTCGAGGCGGCCCAGTTCACGACGGCGCACATGCTCGCGGCCATCAAGACATGCGCCGGCCTGCCCATCGACGAGGTGACGGGGAAGGACAAGGCCCTGCTTTACCTTTGGGCGAAGAACGACGACAGGTTGTCCAACGACCTACTGGCCTTCCGCACCTACATGCTCGAGTCCCACTGGCCCAAGTTCTGGGAGTCGCAACGCATCGAGCAGCGCGTCAGCGGCGTGCCCTGGATACTCAATCTGGTGGCCAATCTGATCTCAAATGGCGTGCCGGACGAGCGTGCCTGGACTATGCCCGAGTGTCAGGCCGTCTGGCTCTCGACGACATTCAGCGGCATGAAAGGGGCGGAGATTAACCTACTGACCACCGAGGACGAGGAGGCCATGGCGGCTTTTACCTCCTCCCAAGGGTAGGATGAGCACGGACGTAAACTACAGCATCAAGGGCACGACGGACGTCCCCCAGCAGGTGGACAAGTCCAAGAAGGCCATGTCCGACTTGGAGCGCCAGACGGCCGCCGTGCAAAGGAAGTTCACCGACTTCGGCAAGGACCTCTTCATGAGTTTCTTCGCCCCCATGGTCCTGATTCATCAGGCCATCAACTTCATTACCTCAGCTATCGCCCAGGCCAAGCAGGACGCCAAGGAGGCGGTGGACTTCGCCGCCGGCATCAAGATGGAGGAGATGAAGACCAGCCCGGTGGACGCGGCCACCCGCTACCTCGCCCAGCGCCTGAAGGTCGAGATTAGGACGGAGGAGGAGCAGAAGCAGGCCGCCAAGGCCCGGCAGGTCGTGACTGAGGAGTTCCTGAAGCGCGACCCCCGTGGCCGCGAGTACTATATGAAGAACGTGCCCATCAGCCCGGAGACCGGTGCCCCCGTCGTTTCCGAGTTCACGATGTCCCTGGAGAAGAGCACGCAGGACTTCGTCCTAGGTCTTGCGAAGATTGAGGCGGAGAAAGCGCTGAAGGAAGAGCAAGCCGCCAGAGGCAAACCAGAGGGGACAAACGCACAGAACATCCCCATCCTATCCAGCGCCACTGTCGGCGTCGGCATGAACGCTCAATTTGACATCCTCAACAAGCAGATGGTCCTCCAGGAGGACATGGCCAACTCGCTCCGCCGGATTGTCGAGGGCGACCAAGGGAGCACCGGCTTCCAACCTCAGAAGTACCCGGACTTCGGCGGTCCTACCCAGTCCAGCCGCACCCTCCTACCTCCCCGCTGATTTATGGCCCCTATCACCAAAGGCAACGACCTTGACACCCCCGTCCTGCAGCCCGGCTACATCGTGGCCGACGACGGCTACGAGGTGCTGACCTGCAAGGCCGTCTACAAGTGCAACCACGGCGTGGCCGCCGGCTCCTTCTCGCGTGGCGACTCCTTCACCCCGGACCCCCGACTCAAGGCGCACAAGATCAGCATCAGCTATGGCGCCAACGATATCGCGACCATCACTGTGGACTACATCGGCCTCGAGACCGAGAGCGAGTACTCCCTGCCCAACGTCTCCGGCTCGGCCACGCTGACTACTGAGCCTATCCAGAACCACCCAAACTTCTTTGTGGCGACCGGGTCTGGCGGCATCGCTGGCCCTCAGCCTTACACCCCTTCGACGATTGTCACCAGCCTCAAGCCATACAGCACACCGGGCCCTGTCTGGCAGGGTGGCAACGGCGCGATCTTCGAGCAGAAGACCGGCGGCAAGTTCCTCGGCTTCTTCGACCAGGATGACGCGGCAGCCCGTAAGCTGTACCAGCGCACGTCCTACCTCGCCCCGACCTCGACCATCAACGGCACGATCTACACCAACGACTCGGCCAACGTGAACACCCTCCTGAGCTACGTCGGAAAGACGATGTACCAGCGCGGGCCGGACGGCTTCGGCTACCTTCTCCCGTCCTATTTCACCCCGCCCTTCAAGGCTCCCGACGAGGACGATCAGTGGCTAATCGCCTCGGTACACTTCGAGGACTACGGGGACATCTTCAAGCTGACCTACGAGCTGCGCTTCAACCGCGAAGGATACAGCCCGCTGGTCTACTCCTCGACCAACGTCTGACGATGTTCCAGCCAGGACCAGGCTACAACTTCACGTCGGCCAACGGCGTCAGCACGCTGGACCTTGCTCAGGACTGGCAACTGCTGGGTGAGCCGGACCAGTTTCAGGTCAGCGTGTTTAAGGGTGCGTCGGCGTGGGGCGTGCAGTGCCGCAAGGGGTTCGTGCGTTCGGCCATTTATCGGAAAACTGCCGCCTGGGTCATCGGTCTTTCTCAGTTCGAGATCCAAAAGTTTTATGGCTTCCCGACCGGCTCCAAGACCACCGGGGACGCGCTGACGGCGGCCGACTCCTCGCTGGTGGACCTTGGGGGATATATCTCCATTAACCCGGCCAGCGTCGAGGGCGGGTCTGACAACTGGGGCGTGTATGTCATCGGTTGCCCCCCTGACGACGACGTCGGCACCTTCGTGCCTTACCTGGCCATCATGGCGGACGGGTCTGACGCGGACACCAAGAGCGAACCATTCCAGGCAGGCCAGACCATCAAGTATTATCAACTTTATAACAGTAATTTGCAGGACGTTGATACCCCTGCCGGCACAGTGACCTTGACCCTTTTCAACTTTGGCGGTCAAGCCATCTACAATTACAACTGCCAGAAGTGGAAGGTGGCCGACGTCATCTGGGACGGGTCTGCTTTCATCGTGACGCAGACGCACCTAGGCCCGATGGCCTTGGCCTCCCCGGTTAGTTTCGAGGGGTTCCAGTATGTTGACCCCGCCAGCCCTCCGGCTTGGTTCCCCGACCCCTACTACGGCGCCGAGCTGACCGCGTGGAACGGCTCCTGGTCAGGCTATACGAAGGACCCGAGCGGGGCGACTGTCGAGGTTTGACCCCCCCGCCAAGGGTAGGATGAGCAACACTGTCACCTTCAAGCGCGGCACGACCTACTCGGGGACTGTGACCTACACCCCGGCGGCCGGCGGCCCGGCCAACCTGCTGACGACGACTGTCACCTCTGACATCATCGACTCGGCCGGCGTGGTCTACCCCTGCACGATCACCATGGCCGTCAACGGCCTGTCTTTCGTGGCCAGCCTGCCCGCCTCGACCACGGAGGGCTTCTCCCTGGGCACCGCCCGCTCCGACATCAAGTTCGTCTACGGCGGCGTGACCTTCTTCTCCGAGACCTTCCGTCTGACTGTCATCGACCAGGTGACGAACTAATCCATGTCCTCCATCTCCGTCTCTTCGCTGGTACTGGGCTCCCTGACCATGGAGGTGGACGGGAGCGACAGCACGCTCGCCCTGTCCGTCCTCTCGACGGCGCCTGCCTCCCTGACCATCGAGCTCGGCACCCCGGGCGCTCAGGGCGACGCGGCGACCATCGCGGTGGGCACGACGACCACGCTTGCCCCCGGCTCCTCGGCCACTGTGGCCAACGTGGGGACCTCCTCGGCGGCGGTCTTCAACTTCGGCATCCCCGCCGGCCAGACGGGTGCGACGGGCCCGGGCGTCCCGATCGGCGGCACGGACGGCCAAGTCCTCGCCAAGATTGACGCGACCAACTACAACACCCAGTGGGTGACCCCCTTCGCCCTGCAGGTCCGCAACCAAGTGCGCAACGAGACGGGGGCGCAGCTCGACCAGGGGACAGTGGTCTACGTCAACGGCGCGGCGGGCAACAAGGTGACAGTCACCAAGGCGCTGGCGACCGGGGACGCGACCTCGGCTCAGACTTTCGCGGTGCTCCTGGAGGACATCCCGAACAACCAGAACGGCTACGCGGTGACCTCCGGCCTGCTGGAGAACCTCGACACCTCGGCCTTCTCGGCGGGCACTCAGGTCTACCTCTCCCCGACTACGGCGGGCACCTTCACGGCGACCAAGCCCTCGGCTCCTGACCATCTGGTCTACGTCGGGGTCATCGAGCGCTCGCACGCCAATCAGGGCACGATGCTCGTCCGCATCCAGAACGGCTACGAGCTCGACGAACTGCATGACGTCGCCATCGCGAGCAAGACCAACAACGACCTGCTGGCCTACGAGTCGGCCACGAACCTCTGGAAGAACAAGTCCTTCGGCACCCTGGGGCTGCTGACCTCGGCCACGGCGGCGAGCACCTACTACCTCCAGACGAACCCGGCTGGCTACATCGACGCCACGGCGCTGGCCCCCTATCTCACGATCGCCTCGGCGGCGGCCACGTACCAGAGCACGGCGGGCATGTCGGCCTACCTGACCACGGCCACGGCCTCGGCCACGTATCTCGCCACGGCGAACAACCTTTCGGAGCTGACGGCCACGGCCTCGACGGCCCGGACGAACCTCGGGCTCGGGACTGCGGCGGTGGAGCCTGCCACGAAGCTCGTCCCCTCCGGCGGCACGACCGGGCAGGTGCTAAGCAAGGCCAGCAATACCTCCTGGGATTTGGTGTGGGCCACGGCTGGCGGCGGTGGCGGCGGTTCTGGCGCAGATGTTCAGGTCTTTACGACTCCTGGCACCGCGACGTGGACCAAGCCAGCCGGTAAAACGATGGCTTTGGTTAAGATCTGGGCAGGTGGTAATGGTGGAGGCTCTGGCTCGCGACTTCCATCCACTCAAGCTCGAAGCGGCGGCGCCGGCGGTACTGCCGGAGGTTTTATCCAAATGTTCGTTCCGCTTTCGACATTGGCTTCGACTGTAACTGTTACTGTCGGATCAGGCGGTGCAGGCGGTGCTTCTGTCACTACCGATAGCACAAACGGAAACCAAGGCGGCATCGGTACGCCTTCAATCTTTGGAACTTTTACAGCCTCGCAAAGTAGCACGGCGGCCAATGGTGGCACCTCGGCAGCAGTAACTGGTCCTACTTATTCTCCTAACACATTCAACCTGCTTGGTAATTTCTTGCCGAACTTGAGCCAGGTTGGTGGTGGTGGAAATGGAAGCACTACAACCGGCGCCGCACCTACCAACTCGGCTTTTGATAGGTACATGTTCGACCTGCCAACTGGTGGTGGCGGCGGCGGCGGCAACATTGCAAACAATCAGGTAAGCGGTGCAGGCGGTGCAGGTGGTGGCCGATTTGCTGCCGTTTCTGGAGCAAGCGGATTTACTACTGCAGTTGCTGGCGGATCTGGTGCTACTGGAGTGCCCACGCTTTTGTTGCCTACCACTGGCACAAGCGGAGTCGCCTCATACTTTGGCGGTACCGGTGGCGGCGGTGGCGGATACCGAAGCGCCGCGAATGGAGGCTCAACGGCAGGGGCGGCTGGCGCTCAGCCTGGCGGCGGTGGTGGTGGCGGGGCAGCTAGCGACAACGGGACTCCGTCTGGTGCCGGCGGTGCTGGTGGTGCTGGCATGGTAGTCGTGATTTCTTTCTAACATGGCATCCCAATACATCGACCAAAACGGGCTGACCTGGACGCGGGCCGACGACGGCCTGTCCATCACCTGCGAGGACGGCCGCAAGGTGCTCGGCAATCCCGACATGACCGACGAGTATCTCGTCAGCGTGGCCTACATTGAACCTGCCCCCGTCAAGTCCGACGCCGACCGGATCGCGGAGCTCGAGGCTCAGCTCGCCGCCCTTCTCTCCCGACTTTAATCCCATGCTGTACATCATCTCCTCCGCCCTCTGCCTCCTGGCCGGCTTCGTCGCCGGTCTCCTCGTGGCCCGCAAGCACGCCGAGCGCCTGAAGGCCACCGAGTCCGAAGGTCGCAAGCTGCTCGACGCGCTCAAGGGGAAATAAATCCATGCGCCTTGTCCTGCCGCTTACCCTGCTGGCCCTTGTGGCCTGCACGCCTAGCCAGGACACCGCCGGCACGGGCACCCCGACCTCCGACCCGGCCGACCTCGCCCGCCTCGGGACGCAGATCGACAAGTCCGACCAGCGGGTGGCGGCCAGCATCGCCGTGGCGGCCGAGAACGCCGACAAGCCCGCCGTCGTGAAGGCCGAGCTCGGCGTGGCCTCCGCCTATCTCCCCCGCCCGGACGCGGCGCACATGGACTACGTCCGCAACCGCGTGGCCCGTAATAACTCCGAGGAATACAAGCGGGCGGAGGAAGCGGGCAAGAAGCTGCTCGCCGTCATCGACGCTAACTTCGCCAAGGCCGAGCAGGATGCTGCCAAGAACAAGGCCGCCCTCGACAACGCCAACAAGCAGATCACGGCGCTGAAGGCCGAGGTCGAGCAGGTGCGGACGGAAGGCATCCGCAACGCCTTCGCCGTCGGGGCTGGCGTCTGCTTCCTCGCGGCCCTAGCGATGGGGCTCCTCGGGCAGTACCTGAGGGCCAGCGTGGCCTTCCTTGTCGGCGCCGGCATCGGCGGACTGCCCTACCTGTTCGCGTCCCCTTACTTCCTGCCCGGCGTGGGCGGGCTCGTGCTCCTGGTCGTGGCCCTCGTTTGGTTCCACTACCGCAACCGCCCCTGCCCCGATGCCGAAGAGAAGCCCCAAGGTTAAAGTCATCTGGCGGCCGCTCGGGAAAGAGCGTGCATGGGGACAGGCCGAGACCGACCCCGCCCGCCCGGTCATCGAGATTGACCCCCGCCTCTCTCCCCGCCGCGAGCTCGAGGTGCTTTGCCACGAGGCCCTGCACGTGGCCTTCCCTGACATGTCGGAGAAGGAAGTGGACCGCGCCGGCAAGGTCGTGTCCCGCGTACTCTGGCAGGAGAACTACCGCCGCGTGCTCCTGGGCAAGCACACCACCCCCGTCCGCATCACATGAGCGCCGCCCCCGTCAACCCCGACGACATCCCGCCCGAGATGAAGGACGGCGTGGTTGCGTCCATCCTGGGCGGATTGGCCATGACCGCCCGCCTGCTGCTCTCCACTGAGCCGGTCACCTTTGGGTGGGTCGTGCGCCGGGTGCTGGCCGCCGCGATCACCGCCGCCCTTGTCGGCTACGCGGTGCAGGACCACATCCACAGCACCGGCCTACGCATGGCCGCCGTGGGTGCCGCCGGCTACGCCGCCCCTGAGTGTCTCGACTATCTTCTCAAATACATCAAGGCCAAGGGCGAGGCAGAGGTCGCCAAGGTCGAGAAAGGAGTCCGCCGTGCCACCGGGAAAGGAAAAGCCAAGCGCCGATAACAACCTGCTGCTGGCCGTGGCCCTCCTGGTTGTCGCGGCATTGCTCGCGGCCGCCACGTCCGCCTTTATCTGCGACTTCGTCCTGCGCAGCTTCGAGGACACGCAGGCCATGGTGCTCCTGATCACGGACGCGGGGACGAAGAGCGACGACAAGAACCTCGAGCGCAACCTATCGTCGGCCACGCTGGCCCTCAAGGCCTGCCGCGACTTGGGCTGGGCGTTGTCGGTAGGGTGCCTAGGGGTGGGGGTGGCGGTCTTCCTACGCCTTCGCCGTCAAAACGCCTCCTAGGGCAAGCCAGAGGGGTCTAATCGACATGTCTGGGGCGACATGTAGACGTGCCTGAGCGGGAACAAAAGGGGCGATTAAGGCAATAAACTTGGCAAAAGTACCCGAGCGGGAACTTGGCAAAAGAATTGTGTTGACCCGTTGGCAAGGTGCTTGTCTACTCATCTCTGTTCCAACCAACACCAAGCCATGATTAACAACGCCGACCTGATTAGCAAATACGACGCCACCAAGCAGGAGTTCAAGGAAGCCACCTTGCGCTTTCTGAAGATCGACAAGAAGCTCAACGACAAGTTCGACCGGAACTTGCTGGTCGAATGGAGCAAAGCCTTCCACGCTAAGGAGGACGCCGAGATGGCGATGTTCGTCGCGTATGAGGATGCCTACCCGCGCCCGGCCCTTGAAGTCACCGAAGACAAGGTGATCGTGCGCCGCCTCGAGCGTGGCGTGATGATGGAGGCCCACAAGATTATCACCGAGCGCTGGGCTATCGGCCAGAAGTTCACCATTCACCTCCAGGGCATGGCCTATCTTATCCACAAGCGCGAAAACGCCGAATAATCACCCGCACCCAACACACCAAGCCATGACCACCACCGCCATCACCACCATCGTCGAGCGCCCCAACGTGCTCGTCGCCCTCGCCCGCCTCGTCGAGGAGCAGACCCGCAACGTCAACCAGGTGCAGGCCACCTACAAGGCCGGCCTCTACGCCGACCACGACGCCTACGAGTGCGACCTCGAGGACGCCAACGACGGCCACATCATCGCCTGCGTGGCCTACCACGCCGCCCTGCAGCTCATCAAGGGCAAGCGCATCAACAAGGAGCAGACCAGCACGCTCGAGACCGCCCTGTGCATCACCGGCGCCCTCTAATCTCCCAACCCCCAACCAAGCCATGAAACTCCTCACCCTCCTCGCCCTCGGCCTCGTGCTGGCGGCGGTCATCTACTTCCTCGCGGACGGCCCGAACCTCCTCGAGATCATCGACAACCCGAAGTTCTAACTCTCCCCCCAAGCCATGAAGTCCCTAAACAAACCCGTCCCCGTCACCGACCCCCAGCGCCTCGAGGCCTCCAAAGAGCTCGTCGTCTCTTTCCGCAAGGAGAAGGAAGACCGCTCCGCCTATGAACTGTGGGGCATCCTCTACTCCCGCGGCGCCCAGAAACTGAAGGCCGTCCGCATCGACGACGCCCCGACCTCCGGCGACTTCGCCCCGATGGTCACCAAGGCCCGGCTCGCCCAGTCTCTGGAACACTTCGACCTGATCGTCGAGTTCCGCGGCGCTTGGAAATCCGAGGCCGAAGCCAAACTCAAGGTCTGGGAAACCGAGGCCGCCGCCCGATGAGCAACCTCGGCAACCCTTCCACGGAGATCCAGACGCTGGCCCGTGGCGTCGTCTTCGCCCGTGACCGCGTGCTCCAGGGCGACTGGACCCCCAAGTACGCCAACCAGCAGGTGGACCAACAGACCCACGAGTGCGAGCAGATGCTCATCTTCTTCGGGTGCTCTGACGTGAACGTCTACGCCCACGTCTCGCCCTCCGGCCGCGCCCTGCTCAAGTGGTCCTACCGCGACAGCACCGGCGAGCTCTTCACCGGCGACATCATCCCCACCGGCTTCTGATCGTGCGCCTCTTCCTTCTCCTGCTGTCGGCCAGCGCCTCGGCGACAGTCTCCCCCGCGTGGCGTGACGCCATCATCCGCGTCGAGTCATCCGGCAACCCGGCCGCCGTCGGCCGTCTCGGGGAGCGTGGCCTGTGCCAATTCTTCCCCGCAGCTTGGGCCGACACCTCCCGCTGGCGCCGTGCCCACGGCCTGCCCGTCTACTCCTACGCTCTGGCCCACGACCCCGAGGCCGGCCTTGCCTATGCCACCTCCTGGTTGACCCTGCTCGAGGACCGCCTGACCGCAACCCTCGGCCGCCGCCCGACGATCGGCGAGCTCTACGCGGCGCACCAGCTCGGCTTCTCAGGCTTCCGCTCGAAAGGGTTTGACCTCTCGCGCTGCCCGACCATCACCAAGGTCGTCGCCGCCCGATTGGCAAAGGCGACACGTTAACCGAGCCATGTCTAATCATCCTTTGCTTGTCGCCGTGGACCCTGGCGTGTCCGGCGCTATCGTGACCTGGCACCAGCACCTCGGCCTCTCGTCTTACAACATGCCCGGCACGGACTGGGAAGTCTGCAAGCTGGTGGCCGACATCACCACGCAGGCCAGCAAGGTCGTGCTCTACCTCGAGGAGCCCCCGCTCTACACGGGCAAGAACATCCCCGGCTCGGCCATCGGCAAGCTGCAATGGAACACCGGCGTGCTCTACGGCTCGGCCGTGGCCTGCGGTTGGGAAGTCCACCGCGTCCGCCCCGCGATCTGGCAGAAGGCCCACCCCGTCGGCACGAAGGGCGAACTCTCCACCACCGCTTGGAAGAACAAGCTGAAGGCCCGCGCCGGCGAGCTCTTCGGTTCCGACAAGACCATCAAGGTGACGTTGGCCAACGCCGACGCCCTGCTCATCCTCGACGCCGCCAAGCGTGGCGCCATCAACTGACTTTCCACCATGTCCCCCGAACTACCCGCCAACCAACAGACCACCCAGTCCCTGGTGCTGCCCCCCGTGGCCATCCCGGGCACCCGCTACCTTATCCTGCACGACGGCACTGTCGTCTCGACCCTCAAGCCCCGCCGCAAGGGCCAGCTCAATTACTGGTCCCTGTGCATCGACGGCCGCCTCAAGGTCGTGACGCAGAAGACCATCGACGCGGCGGCCGCCAACAACGGCAACCTCGACTGACCTTTCCCAAGCACCCATGAGCAAACAAGCCACCGACGCCAACGCGGACTTCGTCGCCGCCCTCAACGCGCTGGAGAACGTCAGCGCCAACAAGTCCAACCCGGCCTTCAAGGGCTCGAAGTACGTCTCCCTCGACCAGCTGCTCGACGCCGTGAAGCCCGTCCTCGCGGCGCACAACCTGGCGCTCTGCCAAGTGGTGGACACAACGGCCGACGGCCGCATCGGCGTGCAGACGTCCTTCCGCCACCGCGACGGCACGACCTTCCCGGGCGGCATGCTCTTCATCCGGGCCGACGGCATGAGCCCCCAGCAGATCGGCGCCGCCCTGACCTACATCCGCCGGCAATCGGTCCAGACCGCCTGCTGTGTCTCCGTGGACCTCGACCTCGACGGGAACGGGCTCACGGCCTCCCCCGCCATCAAAACGCCTCAGGCGGCCAGCCAGACCCCTCAGACGGCCAAGGCCAGCGGGTACACCGACCACCCCGAGGCCGCCGTCCGCGTCCTAGTCCGCAAGGGCTGGCTCAAGGAAGGCCAAGGGCTGGCCGACCTCTCCGGCGAGCACCTGGTCGCCATCGCCAACAACCCGGCGTTCAACGCCGCCGTCAAGAAGGAGGCCGGCAATGTCTGACTTCCTCTCCCCGGGCGGCCAGCCCTTCGACCCGATCCGCGACGCCCTGGAGAACGTCCAGCGCATCAACGAGCTCGCGGCCGCCAAGGCCCGCATCCAGCAGCTCGAGGAGCGCAACGAGGCCATGCGCGAGGCCGGCGACGAGATCTGGTACGTCCTGCGCCACGCCGACAAGGTGACCGCCGAGGACATCATGAACGCCTGCCAAAAGTGGGCCGACAAGCGCCGCCATGGCTGACATCCCCAAGTCCATCCTGCGCCTGGTCGAGAAGGACGCCGTCTACCTGTACGGCATGCTCATCCTCCTCGACGGCGAGGCCTACTGGGAGTGCACCGCCGCCAACGCCAAAGGCCTCGAGCAGACCATGCGGGCGTGGAAGGTCCACACCTGGCCCACCCTCAAGCGCTCCAACGTCCGGTACTTCGTGAAGTCCCCGGGCGACATCAAGGAGATCACCATCCCTTCCCGCCCATGAGCCCCCGCGACTCCGCCTCAGCTAACCTCCAGCGCCTCCACAACGAGACGCTCAACCTCGAGGCCTACCTCTCCGCCTTCGTCACCCAGAACGACGTCAACCGCATCAGCCAGGACTCCACCCGCCTGCGCAACGTGCTGGCCGTGACCGACCTCTCCCGCGTGGACGACGCCCACGACCTCGACGAGCTGCGCGAGCGCCTGAACGCCCTCCGCTCCGACATCTCCGTGCTCCTGGTCTCCTTCCAGAACCTGCACGAGAAGGCCGAGGCCCTCTCCCTCACCCTCGGCGCCATCGAAGACGCCGTGGACAACCCCGACGAGGACCTCTGACCACCTTGGGGTCGGCCTGTGTTTCGCCCGATTGGATCCGGGTATGTTCCATAGTTCTCAGGCCGGCCCCTCCCCTTTCCACCCACCCAGAATAACAAACAACAAGACATACATGAAGACATACACGCCCCCCGACATCACCGGCATCAAGGCCATGAGCCTCGCCAACACCCGCGCCGACTACGACGCCCTGCCCGGTCTCAACCAGACGCTGGCCAAGGTCCTGCTCCGCTCGCCGGCGAAGTACAAGCACGCCCTGGCCAACCCCCCGAAGGCCACCGCCGCCCTCCGCGAGGGCATCATGACCCACGCCTGCGTGCTCCAGCCCGACGTCTTCGCCAAGTACAAGCCTGAGCCCGACGTGAAGAAGAACACGAAGGAAGGCAAGGCCGCCTACGAGTACTGGAAGACCACCCTCAAGGCCGACGACGTCCCCTGCGACTGCGACGAGTACGACAACGCCATCCACTACGCCGACGGCCTCCGCGCCGTGATGGCCAGCCACGGCATCCGCGTCCACGCCGCCGAGATCGCGCTCACCGGCACCTACATGGGAGTCGCCCTCAAGGGTTCCATCGACTTCATCGGCCAAGACGGCTACCTCTACGACCTCAAGACCACCCGCGAGGACGCCACCCCGCACGGCTTCGGCCGCGAGCTGCAGCGCAACCCTGACTTCCGCCTGCAGGCCGCCTGGTACATGCACCTCTGGAAGCTGAACTACGGCGAAAGCCCCCGCGGCTTCCGCATCATCGCCGTCGAGAAGGAAGCCCCCTACGAGGGCGCCGTATTCGAGCTCGACCAGGAGCTCGTGGCCGATGGCGGCATGAAGATGCTCGAGGCCATCACCCTCTTCCAGAAGTGCTCCGAGTTCGACTCGTGGCCGACCTACTCCCCCGAGATCATCAAGGTCGAGCCCTGGAAGAAGCCCGGCGAAGCGGTCCCCCTGTCCTTCTCCTAATACGAACATGAAAATCACCGAAGCCATCAAACAGCAGGCCAAGCTCATTGGCGACGTTGACACCCTTTTCGAGTGTGACGACTGGTGCGTAAGCGTTTCCCGTGGCGTGGTTCACAAGGCCAGCGACACCGACGTCAGCTGGGACGAAATCGAGCGCGTGCGCACGCTTGACGTGAAGACCATCCATACGTTCGAGGAGCAGCCCTGGCCGTTCTGGGGAAAGAACCTCCAGCCCGATTGGTTCTTCCAAGGTTCGTACAAGGCTGCCATGTGCTACGCCGTCGGTTATCTGACGATCGCGGCTTGGAACCTAAAAGCCAAAGCTCACTGCAAAACCATTTACCCTAACTAATTCCCAACCACCCAGAAACCATGCACAACCCGCACAACGGCGCCGACAAGGTGCCCCTCAAGACGATCACGAAGTCCGGCATCTACATGCTGAAACTCTCCAAGCCCAAGGCCGACAAGGTCCGGGTCTGGGACGACGGCACCATGTCGTACCGCCTCTTCCTGATGACCGCCGACGGCCACTGCCTCTCGCAGTCCTACGGCACGAAGTACCCGAAGAGCCTTGCCATGCTCGTCGGCAAGATGTCCGGCAACTTCACCAGCGAGTTCGCCGGCCGCACCCCCGAGGAC